CGAGTTGTCCATGCTTCCTGTGCATTGTCATAAGCGATGGCAGAGCCCTCGTTCTTAACAGGTGCAGCAGAGAAACCAGACAGTTTCGTCTCTTCTTCAAAGCTACGTTCCGAAGTTTCGGTTTCGTAGATTTCTTTGTGCTCTTCGCCGTAGCGTGAGTACTCCATACCAAACAAGGCATTGAGACCGGGGAGCAACTCTTTAAGTAGCTGTGCGCGTGAAATAGCCATTTTAAGTTACTCCTTATGCTACGTAGTAGCGATGAGCACCGAAGTTCAGCTTAACCAGAACTTCAGGGCTTTGAACCAATGCAACAGTGCCCGAAACAGTAGCGGTCGAAGCCACCACGGTCAGGGTCGTGCTACCAGTAGTCGTCACAGTCGTTGCCGCTGTGAGCGAGGAACCAGTAAATTGCAGTTGGCCATTCACCAAGTTGAAAACGTCAGTACCGATAGGCAGAACTTGCCCAACGGTCAGACCCGAGACCACCAACGAAGTGGTGCCAGTGCCGGACACATAAGTAGCCGAAGAGCTAACTTGAGTATCGGGAACCAGACCCAAAACGCGGAAGCCGCCACCAGAAGTGTTGGTGGTGAGCGCAACTACTGCACCTGCACCGTTACCGGTAGAGGCAGAGCCAGTCAGCGTGTTACCAGCCATGTTCTGACCAACGAGGATCGAGGAACCCGATGCAATCGTTGTAGAACCAGCAGCAGCCGTGACAGCGCAACGGAACACTTGGTCAGGATCATCGCCAACAATCGCCGTGATATCACCAGCGGTGACACTTCCGGGATAGTACTGCGAGTACTGACGTTGTTTCGTCGTGGGGTTTGTGTAGTAGCAACCCAAGAACACGCCAATAGTGGTATTGGTGGTGCTCACAGGATATGTTGCAATCTGCACATAGCCAGAGGCGGTGGTGACCATATCACCATAGTACAAGGCGGTGCCATAGTTGTACTGGACGGGGTAATTCCGTGTTGACCCAGCAAAAACTTGTCCGCCAATCAGGCCTACGGGTTTGTAACCGTATGCCGCATCGACAGTTGGATAAGCCATAAAAGACTCCTAAATTTAAGAACCAGAACCGAAACTGACCTTGGATCGTTTCTCTGAGAACAGAGGCATCCGAGGATCATTTTCACGAAGAAAATTATTGTCCACCGATTCAGTTTGAGCACGATTTTGCATATCGTAATAAGCGGTACGCTGTTTCATAAACTCTTCTGGAATACGGCAAAGCAATAATCCACCCACTTCAATGTTGCCTTTAAAGCGACCTTCAGTGTTAGCGTGCATCATAAGTTCAGGATATTCATCTGCTTTGCAGGGTTCGTATCCTTCACGCAGTTTTGAGGAAATGTTACGGGCGTCGGCCTCGCCAAGTGTGCTGATTCGCACGTAGCGATGAATCCAACCCGGACGATCATCAGGCATCGGAAGAGTCTCAGGGGGACGCCACGCTGTTGGGCGAGCGAACGCTTCCCGAGTATCTAACTCACGAGTCAATCGGTTTTGAACCTTACTACTTGTTGCTTGAACCTGTTCCATAATCATTCTCCATTCCTCATTTGTGCAGCCTTCTGTTTCGCGTAAAGTTCCATCGGTACCCCAAGCCTACGAGCTATCGCAGCTTCAGATGCCTTCAATTTAACGCGGTTAGGCGGTGTGCTACGTGTAGCCGGAGCCACAACATTAGCGGACTTTTTAGCACGGCTCGGAGGATTTTCATCTTCGTCAGCCGGTTTTACGCTCCCGAACTGTTCGGGGAATCTCTTTTTCATTGTACTGTCAATAACCCTAAAGTATTCTTCAGTACCAATAAAATCTGGACCATATTCTCTTTGGAGCTTCCTGTCAAGCCCCATAGCAGCACTGGTCATCTCTTCGTCTTTTCCAAACCACTCACTGTTCTCTGCGACCCATTCACGGGTGCGCGGAGTTAGCTGAGGGGCCTGCGGCTGCTCTCGTACCGGCTGTTGAGGCGCGGCTTGGGGGGCAGGCGCAGCGGCTTTTGGCCGGACTGGTCGGAGCCGTTTGGCGGCTTCAACGTCCATAGTGGCCTTAGCCAGCGCTTTTTGCGCTGAAATAATGCCTTCAGTATCGCCAGCTTCAAAGGCTTTGCGGTACTGCTCTTCCGCTGTTGATAACTGAGCAGCGGCGCTTGTCTTGGATTTCTCAATAAGGCGCTTGCTACCAGCAGACAATTTGGCTTCCAGCTTCTGGTTTTGCTCGTACATAGCACGTGCAAAGTCCTCGGCGGCCTGCCGTTCACGCTCGGCTTGCTCTTTCGCCCGGCGCTCGTCGTGGTAGCCCTTAGTGAACTTCTTGATCCGGGCCTGTACTTTCTCGTCGTAGGACGACAATTCATCATCAGTCGGATCGTCAGGGGGCGTTGGAGAAGGCTTACGACCTCGGTCTTGCGGCGGGGTATCGTCCTCAATCTCAATCTCAAACCCGGTATCTTCTTCGGGTTTACCCTTATCTTCTTCTAACTCGTGGGGGAATTTATATCCGTCAGCCATGTTTACTCCTTAAGCAGCGCGGGTGATGCCACGCGGGTCTTCCACAACAGCTTCAACCGAATCATCATTGATGATGCGGAATTCACGGCCATGAATCTTCAGGCGGGTGCCTGAATTGGGGCGGACGATGACAAAGTCACCTTCCTTGCACGACGGTCCACTGGGGAACCGGGTTTCATCCTTGTAGCAATCTGGGCCAAGTTTGACCACAAACAGCACAGGAGTCAGCACCTCTTCAAAGTGCATTGATTGCGCAGACTTGATGATCCCAGCTTCGCTCTCAGCAAACTCTTTCATAGCCTCGGGGACTACTGTGAGTAGGTGAAACGTTTTGGGGTCGGGCAACTGCTTGGCTTTATCTTCGGCAGGTGTATTCAAAATGCCAGATAAGTCCACCGCAGCGGTATCAAATTCATTCATCGTCGTAACTCTCCATCTTTCGCACAAGGTCTTTAACAAGGGTTTCTGCATGGCTTAGACCTCGGATAATCCCGCAGACATGCCGATACTCGGCAAACTCTTTTGCACCGCCGTTGGCTAGGAAAGACGCTTGGTCCACACGGAGTTTGTCTATCTCGTTTGCAATGTGGTTTAGTAAGCGGCTGTTGTCCATGATTGCTCCTTAGCGGGTATTTCTAGGGTGACGCATTTGGGCTTTATGCTTGGCAATCTCAACGCCAAGTTTTGCCCCTTCCAACTCTTGTTGCTTGGCCAGTTTGTCCCGCGCTGCTGCTGCGGTGGCACCAACCTGCATGGCTGCGATCTCGCGTTGTGCAGCGATACGAGCCTCTTCGATACGAATCTGATCGGCCTTGGCAGCGGCATCCACCTGCTGTTTCTGGGCCTTCAACTGCAAGTCTTGCTGGCGCAATTGAAGCTCCTGCATCTGCATCTGCACCAACGGGTCCTGCATCTGCTGCTGAGCCTGCTGTTGTTTGGCCTGCTGCTGGTCACGCTGGGTAATCTGCTGCGAGGCTTGAGCAACTGCGATGGCGATGCGATCTGCCATCTCTGGGGTTGTCTTCTTGTTGGCTTCCTCTCCGGGGAGAACACCAACCTGCTGCTCGACCTGTTTGCGATACTCAAAGCCCAAGTGCTCGTTGATGTGGGCCATCATCGCAGCCTGCATCGCTGGCGCTTGCGGGTTCTGCTGGAGCAACTGCATGATCTTGGGGTTCTGCATCGCGGCCATGTGCGCCTGAATATGCGCCTCGTGGTTCTGCTCCATGAACGCCTTAACCGGCTTCATGTTCAGGATGTTCTGGTTCTCCTGCACTGGGTCCACCGGCACCATGTCATCTTCGGTCTTGACGAGCTTCTCGGCGTTCTTCACACCCAGCACCTCGATCATCTGACGGTGCAGCATCGCCATGTCGTACAACTGCGGAGCAGACTGGGCCAACTGCATCACTGCTTGGTACTGGACGATCTTCTGGGCCATCGTCGCAGCGTTGGGGTCGCTCACAGGGATTACATCGGTCGTGTCATAGTCGGCACGGCGAGCTTTGCGATCGCCATCTTCCGGCTCGTAGCTGTACTCCTCGGGGGTGTAGTCAGCAATGATGACCTTGAGCAGCTTGAACTCCTGCTTCATGGAGTAGTGCAGACGGGCTTGAACAGCCGTCATCACTTTCAGTGTGCGCTCAAGAATGGCCAACGTAGTGCCTACAGGTGCTTGTGCACCCATATCGCTCACCTTCAAATCACCGGATGAGGCGAACTGGCGGCCCTCCTGCACGATGTTCTGGAACAGGGTGTACAGAACTTGGCTTGGCTCTTTGTAAGGCAGCGGTAAGATATTGTCACGGATGGAGCCGCTTGGCACGTCCACGTCACGGAACTCACCGGGCTGAATCGGAGTGTCATCTCCTTTGATGCGCAGGCCACGGGACTTCAGACCACCGGGCAAGTTGCTCAGCGTACCAGCGTCCACCAACTGGCGGATCAACATCGTCGCGCTCTTGGCATAGCCACCGATCAAGTGGATAAGGCCGTAGCCATAGAAGCCAAAGCCCGGAATGTACTGGTAGTGGACCAAGTGTTCACGCTTGATCTTGAGGTCATCGTCCTCGTACCAGTTGCGGCGGATGGCCAAAATAGTGCCGGTACCCTTCTCAATAGTGACGATGTACGGCAGCGCAATGCCTGTCGGCTCACCTTTCTTGTCCTTGTCCTCGTATCCTTTGAGGTCCAAGTCCACCTGCATCTCAAGGATGCGGAACCGATTGTCCTGCGTGGCAGACATGCCCTGCTCTTTGGCTTTGGCTTTCTCCACGTCATCGAGCTCTGTAGAGGGCTCGCCCAAGTCAACATCACGATAGAACCCAGCCGCTTGCAGCTTAATAATCTCGTTTTCTGTTTTGCGCATCACGTGTGTGATACGTTCAGCGGCAGTCAGCGACGACGCACCATACGGCACGACGATGTCCTCGGCGGGGATAAACACTGCTGCTTGGCGTCCTTTGCTCGGGTCGTAGTAGACCTTCTTGAACGCAGAGCCTGTCATCGGCAGCGACCACAACATCTTCTCGTGCTCCGAGCGATACTCCGGCATCACGTCGGTCAACTGGTAGTTCATGTCGTCCTGAACACGCTGGGCAGCGTCATGCTTCTCAGGCGTCTCTTTGCCAATGATCGTCGTCTTGACCGGCCCCATAGCCGGAAACGTCTCCATGATCGCCTCGGACTGGAACCGCACAACAGACTCGGTGAGCATCGGGTGGAACACACCGCAGGCCCCATTCCACGGCTCCGTGCGCTCCTCGTACTTCAGCCCCAACAGCTTGAGCCCGTCAACGTACGTACTGATCCAATCTTTGCGGTCGGCAACGTCTTTATCAAAGTCACCAATCAACTCCGAGCCAAGGCTTTGCAACTCGCTGTCGTCCATGAACTCAGCCAAGTTAGCATCAAAATCCTCTGCTGTTTCTTGGTCCGGGCTCAGTTCAATCTCCATGTCGCCCATGCCGATCGTCACTGACTCAGGGTCCTCGATATCAATCTCCAAGGGCTCGCCTTCAGTCTGCGGTGCCATTGCGCCTATGCCAACAGGAGCTCCGTACAGCGCTCTATCCATTCCATTTGTAGCCATGATCTATCCTTAAACTGTGTAATACTTTTCCCGCGATGAACTGCGGAACCATTTGATCTCTTCAGGCTCGTCGCTTGGTAAGCGAAGGAACCCACCTTGCCTAAACCGCATAAGCGCAAGCGTTGTCGCGTCAACCAAGTCATCGTGCTCGCCTGACGGAAACGCCGCTATTTCATCTACTAATTCCTCTGCCCAGCGGGTCTGCGGAACCCACACTTTTCCACTGGCAATTATGTCCGAGACCGAGTTTAAGCGGGCAATCTTGTCCTGCCCCTTGCTTGGCGTGTATTCCATCACCGGAATGCCCATTGCCCTGAGCTCATAGATCAGCGGTGCACCCGTGGCTTTCTTCTCGATCAACATGCCGTCGGGCTCCCAATACTGGTATTCCTTGAGCACATCACGCTTCAAATCGACCCATTCAACCCGCTTTTTGTACGTGTTGAGCA